TTTGAAACAAACATCGATGATGATACCTACAACCAAATCAAGTTGTTTCGGGAAAAAGACGACGGCACCCGGGAAGTATTTGTTAAGTCGAACCCTAGCAGGATTAACCAGTGGGGGCTATTGCAGTACAGCGATACCCTCACCGACGAAGAAAACGGCGACAACAAAGCCGAAATTCTGCTAAAGCAAAAAGAATGGAACAAGATAACTCTGAGGATGATTGATTGTTTCGGCGATGCCAGAGTCAGGGGAGGTTCCAGCGTGGTGATCAATTTAGACACATACGCCAATATGGGGTTTGCTTACAATGGTATAACCTACCACGGTTGGATGAAGGTAAAAAAAGTGACCCATCGATTTAAAACCGGGTTCCACGTGATGGATCTCGATCTGGAAGGAGGATTTGAGCATGGCTGATCTGGTTGAGGCTTTAAAACAATTATCGGCTGAGACGGGGGCGGGGTTGAACCCCGTAATAATTGCCACCGGCGTGGTTGTTTCCGTCGACCCGCTAAAAATTCAAATCGATCAAAAAACAACACTGTTGGAATTGATGCTGAGGTTGACCAATGCGGTAAAAGATCACACCACCGAGGTTGTTATACCCCCCGTTGTCGATTCTAATGGTGATTATTCCTCTGGAACTTACACGATCACGATAAAAAACGGCCTGAAAATTGGGGAATCCGTTTTTATGATCCGGGATCAGGGCGGCCAAAAATACACTGTAATAGATAGGACGTGAAGCGATGCTACCTGAATATAATAATGCCGTAACGATAAACACTGAGGTTTTACCGTCTAAAACATTCGCTGCCGGCGAAAGTGAAGCCGTGATGATTGATAATCTTGAAGCAGTAAAACAGGCAGTAGAGATCATCCTTGATGTTAACCGCTACGAGTCTCCAATATTGCCGTGGAGTTTTGGTAATGAAATGCGGAACCTGATCGGTGAGCCGATGGATTTTGCGGCCATTGAGTCAGAGCGATACATCAAAGAAGCGCTGAAGCAGGATGACCGCATAACTGATGTGGTTGATTTTGAATTTACAGATAACGGCGGAGCCCTATTGGCGTCCTATCGTGTTGTGACCATATACGGCGATTTTACAAGAGAAACAGAGGTGAGTTTATAAAAATGTATGAAGACCAAACATTTGAGGTCATAATGGCCAGAAAATTGGCGAATGCGAAGGAGATTGACCCCGCGGTAGATACCAGGACAGGTTCTTTAATTTACCTGACGTCTGCAATTGACGCAGCGGAACAAGCACAGCTCTATATAGAGTTGGACACGGTCTTAAATTTAGCCTTTGCCGACACCGCCCCCAGAGAATATCTGATTAAGCGGGCGGCTGAACGAGGGATATATCCGACTCCTGCAGAACCAACCAAGGCAATTCTAAAAGGGCTATTTGCGCCGGATACGCTGGAAATCGCTGTCGGCACCCGGTTTAGGGGAAACTCCCTGAATTATGCCATAACCGAAAAGATAAGTGCCGGACTGTATAAACTTGAGTGCGAAACAGGCGGCGTTGTTGGAAATCAATACCTGGGCGACCTTGTCCCTGTTTTAAACGTCCCGGGATTGGTGACCTGTCAGCTGACTGAGGTTTTGATCCCCGGGGAAGATGTGGAAGACACAGAGGTTTTTCGGGCGAGGTACAAGGCGTCTTTTAACTCCAATTCGTTTGGGGGGAATGTGGCCGAATATATTGAAAAAGTGAATGCCATCGCAGGAGTTGGCGGCGTTAAGGTTTACCCGGTGTGGGCTGGTGGCGGTACGGTTAAATGTACGATTATTAATTCCAGTTATGGAGTCCCGTCTGCGGAATTAATCGCAGCGGTGCAGCTGGCCGTTGACCCAGTGCCGTTAGCGGGATTGGGAGCCGGAACCGCGCCCATCGATCACACTGTTACAATAACCGGCGTGACGGATACCGATATCGATGTTGCAACCACTATAACCTACGAGGATGGCTGGAACTTTGCGGCTGTTGAACCGGCTATAGATGCGGCGATTGATGCCTATCTGCTGGAATTGAACCAGACATGGCAAAACACTAAAACACTGTCCACAAACACCGGTCTGATTGTGAGAATTTCGCAAATCGAAACCCGGCTATTAAATATAACAGGGATTTTAGATATTGGCGGGACGACGATAAATGGAGTGGCTTCAAATCTGACACTGGGCGTTGATTCCATTGCGGTTCGAGGTACGATCAGTGGCTAGGGATTTGACAAAATACGTTCTGGATAAATTCAAGGACGATAAACAATTTGCGGTGGTCGTTGGTATGGAGACCCCAGAAATAGAAGATTTGTGGGATGGTTGCGACAATATCCGAAATGATCTGTTTATAGAGTCTCTGACCGCCCCGGGAGCCACTCGAACTGAGGGGATCATGGGGCTTAAGGTTAAAGCCACGGACTCCTTGGAGGTTCGGCGGTTTCGGATTGCGGCAAAGAATAATGAGCAACTGCCCTATTCATTTAACGTCATTGACAAGCAATTAGCAACGCTTTGCGGGGCCAATGGCTACAGTTTCGCAGTTGATTATGCTGCTCGTGAAATCGCCGTCCGTGTAGCCTTAACAGCCAAAGGAATGTACGATGAAATAGAAAGCCTGTTATTAAGAATCAGGCCGGCAAATATGGTGGTTGATTTGAGCTTGTTGTATAACCAGAATTTGACTCTACACCCCTATACAAATGCGCAATTATCGACATATACCAACAAACAATTAAGAAATGAGGTGATCAGCTAACATGGAGACACTAACACCAAATTACAGATTACGAAAACAGGATGAGGATGAATTTTATTCTGAAACGATAAATACTGACAACATGGACACTATCGATGCTGAACTGAAAGAGAATGCTGATGATATTGCTGTCCATACTACAGATTACACCCTACAGGTGCCGTATGGAGGAACCACGACGGGTACAGCAAATACCTATGCAATTGCAACGCCTACAATCGCAGCATTAGCGGTCGGTATGGCGGTCAGTGTAAAATTCAATTTAGATAGTACCGCCGCCAGTACATTAAATTGGTGTGGGCAAGGTGCAAAGCCGATTAAAAAGGCGAACGGAACAAATGTGACGAATCTAAAGGCAACAGGCATCTACACATTGAGGTACGACGGCACAAATTTTATATTACAGGGTGAGGGAGCTTCTGGTAACGCCACGGCATCCGACCTCATTTCTGGTAAAACAGCGACGGTGGATGCCGGAGAAATTACAGGGACGTTGGCGTTAACGGGGACTGCGGTTGCCGCAGATATTTTAGCAACTAAAACGGCTTATAATACTAATCCGAAAACACAAGTAACCGGTACGATGGTGAATAATGGTGCTGTTACTATAACGCCTAGTACCGTTCAGCAGACTATTACTGGTGGTCACCATAATGGTAGTGGTTATGTTGTAGGGGATGCTGATTTGATTGCAGACAACATTAAGAAAAATATTAACATATTTGGGGTTGTTGGTAACATTGACACTCCCTTGATTAGTACCAATTTTAGTGGGCTAGCCTTTCTAACTACAACAGGTGAAGGTGTCGGGGGTATCTCTCCTAGTAACATATTTACGTTCGGGTATAACGGAGGATATTATGTAAAAAAATACACATGGTCTGGTACATTTCTTGGCCAAACGGCTATATCATACCAAGTTTTTCAGTATGACCACATCCGAAATGAATTATTAGCTGGCACAGGATCCCCTATGGTTAGATACAGCCCAGATAATTACACGCTTTTAGGCTCTGTTTATCTTCCTACTTCAGTTGGTGCAGAATATTACCCCCTAGGGTTTGGAAACAATTACTATGCGGGGATTTATACTTCAGGGACGGTATACCCATTTTTGATGAGTTTGGCCGGTGCATTTTTAGGCTCATATCCCGCAGGGACTCAATTAAAGGGGAATCTATCCTCAGTAATGTGTAATGATACTTATGCCGCGTACCTTTGCAGAAGAGATTTAATTATCGTACCCGTCGCAGCACCGTCTACAGCAAAAGTATACAAAAATGGAGCACATGCTTTTCCAATGTTTAGCACTTTCAATATTTAAGGAGAATAGGATGAAATATGTAAAAATCAATAACTTAACGGATGCTTTCGGTAAAGTGGATTATAAGGGCTTAGACATCAACAAGTTTATCGCTGGGAGCCAGAGGTATACTCCAGATTGCAAGATTTGCATATGTGCCACAGAAGAAGAGGGTAACCTTCCTAAACACGTAGATTTTTTAGAAATCTCAGAAGGTGAATATGTTGAGTATCGTAAAGAGATAGAATCTGTAATGAAAGCCGAAGATCCGGTTTTTCAGTTACAAGAAAAAACTGATCAGCTTGAAAACCAAACCGCTGAATACATGGTCGATCTGGATTTTAGACTGTCTAACTGTTAGAGCTACCCCAAAAAGCCCGAAAGCTGATGGACTTGCCTGTCCAGAGATTGACGGATATAATGACCAT